AGCGAGAATCCTAAAGCAGCCTGCGTCTCAGTTGTTCTGGCATCCAATGATCCAGAATACATAGAGCATCATCAGTGGGACGAAGATGAACTCTACCAAGCTGGAATTGCCTTCTGTGCGATGCAGAAAGTTTGGTCTTGGGTCAAAGGTTATACACCACCTGGGATGAAGTTATGATTGACCCACAAGACGTACTTTGGCTAGAGGGATTACTCGATCAATTCTATAGGAGTTTAGCAAAATGACTGCACCTACAATCCAAGAGATGGGTAATGCTGCGCAGGAGATTGTCTGGCGCGTGATGGGTAAAGGATCGGACAAGTCTGCATACGGCGATTGGCTGGAGAAGGATCGGCCTACCCACGATTACCATATTGCCAGAGCCGTCCGTCACTTAGCCACAGCGCAGATGCAGCTCCACAAATCCATGCCTTGCCCTGATAACAATGGCGAAACAAGTGTTGACCATTTGGAGCGCGCTCTGGTAAGATCCTTGTTCGTATTAGCACAAATCAAAAAGGAGGTCCCAAGACTATGATTATGGAAGATGTAAGTGTTGATTTTGAGTTTAATGGAGAAAAGTATACTGCGTATGGCAACGCAGAGATTGATACTATCACCGAGGATATTGGTCCAGTTGGCTATAGGGAACATTACTTTGCCGATGTTGTCAACAATGTGATTATGTCAAAGATTGAAATCTCAACTGCTACTGAGGACATAAAGAATCCAAGCAAGGAATTGTTGGAAAAGGCTGATGATCTATTGTCCATTCAGGCAACAGAAGATTTTGACGCTGGCAAATGAAGACATTGGCCATATTGGCCATTTTTATTCTATCAACGTCTATGGCATCCAATGTCATGGTCGACATGCAGCCACCGAAGAAAAAGATCAAGGTGCGCGTTACTGGATATTGGCCAGGTGAGGACTATTACACCAGTAAGTTGCAAAGCAGCGAGGGTGTGCGCCTCAAGGCTGGCAGGCATTGCGCAACCGACCACAGGGTCATACCAGCATGGAGCAAGGTCAATATAGTTGGATCTAAACAGGAGTGGGTTGTGGTGGATACAGGCACAGCGGTCATTCAGAGGAAGGCGAGTGGGTCAAGCAAATTACCTGTTTTAGATTTGTTTTTTAAATGTGAAAAAGATTACGAAAAAGCTCGACTGCCTAAATACGCAGTAGTAGAAGTTTCGAAATGAAGAGAGCATTAGTCACTCAGGCATTCGGAGACGATTGGCAGAAGATTTTAAGCATCACTCAGCCCAGGATGGAAGCGTACGCAAAGAGGTACGCGATTGATTTCATGGCAATTGATAAGCCAGTTACGCAGCCAGTCCAATACTCGAAGCTGGCAATCGGAAACATTATGCTCGCTAGGGGCTACGAGCAGGTCATGTTCCTAGACGCTGATGTGCTTGTGACAAATGACTGCGAAGATCTTGGCAGTCCTGACTCTGATGGAAGTAAGCATTTCTTCTGTGCATTGGACGAGGGAGAGTTTCTGGATAGGAAGCAAGGCATGGTGGATCTAGCGAAAGGTTTTGGCGGAAAGATCACGCCGAGGTTCTACGTCAATACTGGCGTATTCGTAGTGAGCAATAAGTTCCTTGGCCTATTCTCATGCCCTCCGTTTGGTTGTTACCCCAACCATTTTGGCGAACAAACTTGGATGAACATCCAAGCGCATTTGTGGGGCATGGAGCTGACCCCACTCGATCCAGCCTACAACTGCATGACTAGCGTCGAGTCGCATTTTGGATTGGATAGGTACAAGGATGCCTACATTATTCACTACGCTGGACAGTCGAATGATCTGGTTAAGTTAGCTGGCCAGATCCAAGAAGACGATGCCAAGCTGAAAGAAGCTGGTCGATGACCTTCGTCAAGGTGGTCGAGGAGGCTGGCGCATGGAGGATTCACACTCTGGCAGGCAATGTGATTGGACCGCGCCTACATGGTGCAAGGCCACCAGAAGGATTGCCACCATTGCAGGATATCTTTGAAACGAAGAGCGAGGCGCAGGCTGCTGCGATGCTTTGGAATACATATGCTCATTGGGTAGCAGCCAATCGTAAGAAAAAGCGTCGATGATCTCCACACAGCTAACCAAGGGCGATTACGACGAGAGACTACAACAGCTTGCTGGCGAAGTTGCCATCCAGGCGATTAAGGATCTTCGCATGCTACGAAGGAGGGGGATTGTGTGCGGTATGAAGCTTGCGCCTGATTGGAAGGATAAGATGATCAATGATGCCTGGGAATACAGGAACACGGCAGAAGTGAAGCGACTACTGAAGGATTTTAAGAACGGAACGATTGGGTGGTGGTGCAGGGCTGCTGGGATTAGGATCGGCAACAAGACTCTCCTTCGCAGGATAATGGAGGAGAACTATGCAATTTGTTGATTTCATTTCGGACGTATTCAAGGTTGTGGCTTGGATTGTATTGATCTTCTCGATACTCATTTCGATCTTGGCATTGAGCGCGTACATAGTCTTACAAATAGTTGACATCATAAAGGAGGTTCTAAATGGAAGAAAATAAGTTCATTCAAAAAGTATTGACCGCATCCGTGGATCGGTACGTCCTAACGCCAAGCCAATGCGACATGATTCGAAATGATGCCCAGGTGATTGGCATGAAGCGCGCAACTGTTCTAAACAAGGATGGTGGTAGCAAGATTTCATTTACGCGTACTTGCTCATCATGCTGGGTTCCGATGTCGCAACATTATAAATGGCTATATTCGATTATGGAGGAACTTACCGCTGCAATTAACAATGAGTACTGGAGGTTTGATGTGACTGGTATTCAGCAATTACAAATCTTGAAGTATTCTCCATTACAGAAATTTTCTTGGCATTGGGACACATACTCAGGATCGGATCGAAAAATTACTAGCGTTGTAAATTTATCCGCTCCACATGAGTATCTTGGCGGAGGCTTGCAGGTTAAGGCAGACATAGACAACGCAAGATTTATCCGCGAGCAGGGAGCAGGTTGCTGGTTTCCTGCCTACCTAGAACATCGTGGACGCGCTCCAATATGTGGAACGCGCTGGGTGTTGGTGGCTTGGTATACTGGTCCTAACTGGAGATGAGAGGTTTTAGCGGTATGCATGAGAGCGATGCGGATATCGCCAACGAAAAGCGTATTATAGAGGCGTTTGCCCAGCATTGTGGCAGCAAGGTTAAGTATATGCCAAAAGCATATCCATTCGATGCAATGTTACTAAAGGGATATAAGTACGCATTTGTTGATGCTAGGAAAACTGGCTATGAGATTGGTAGATTTCCAACGCGATGCTTATCGCTCCAGAAGTATATATCCCTAAAGTTATACGCTGCATTTGCGCCTACGTTCTATGTGATCGAGTGGGCAGATGCAATTGGGTATTACGAGATCCAGGAGGACAGCAAGCTCCCTATATTCTACATGTCAAGGAACAGCGGTGACCCCAGGGATAATGAGCCATGCGTTGAGATTCCGATTGCTGACTTTAAGAGGTTTTGATTATGCTCCAGTTGAATCCAGAGATGTGGGTGATGACACCAAAGGGAGAAGGGCTGGCGTTCCTAGTTACAGACTATGGAATGGACCACAACAAAATTTTTACTGTTATGCTGAATTGTGGTGACATTCTAGATTTTGATATTAAGGATTGTAGGCGATGCGAGAATCCATCATTCTGTATTAATGCAAACAAACCACCAATCCCGCATTATGGATGTTGACGAAAATCAAGACATTATAATTGATGGATGCAATGTTTGCGCTGGTAAATGGTTTGTTTGTATTGACGATTTTCCAGATACAAGCGCAGTATATTATGTTGGACAAGATGGAAGGCAGTATGCATCTTTCCTGTCGGAAGCAGTCTTCGTCGGTAAACCATAAACAGAAAGGAAACTAAAACCATGCTAGGCAAAGACGTATCAAAGAACATGCATGAATTGGCAATGGACAACAAGAAGAAGGGTAAAGCTCGCGGTGCTGGTGGAGTACCCAGGTCACGCAATCAAATGATTGCTATTGCGTTGTCGGCTGCTGGTAAAAGCAAGCCCCGCAAGTTCAAAGCTAAGTCTGGAATGTGATGGAGGTCGAGGCAAAGAACCGCCTCAAGTGGGCGCGCGATATGCTTGCAATTGCACGCGGTAAGCTTGTAGTTGAAAGGAATCGCGCGTCCCACGGCCACGCTATCGATATGATCCAAATCATAACGATGGTCGATGCTGCGAGCTTGGTATGCAAGGAGGTGGTGGGAGGTGACGATGAAAACAAAGGATGAGCTTGCGATGCAGGTGAAGAAGGAGTGGGATGATAATGGATGGAGATGGAAGCTATCCCTATCTGCTGGTGGATTTACCAGCGAGATACATTGTTACGGAACTGCGGAGAATGAATATTTTAATTGCGTCAAGAACTTGGTTGACCAAGCATACCAGATGCAAAGCGTATGAATGAAAAGACACACCTCGACTTATTTAGTGGGATCGGAGGATTTGCCTTGGCAGCCAAGTGGAATGGATATAGAACAGTTGGCTTCTGTGACAACGAACCCTACGCACAAGCAGTCCTCAAAAAGCATTGGCCAGAAGTGCCATGCCACAAAGACATCCGCGAAGTACGAGGCGAGCTATACGCAGGAGTCACTCTTCTCACAG